GGGGCTGGGGGCGCCCGCCCGGCTCGCCCCTGCCGGCCCGCCAATCCGGCCGTGGCCGGTCCCGCCCCGGCGGCGGCAGCGGCAGCGGCACAATGGACGCCATCCGCCACTGCGGCATCGGTAGGTTCTTTTGGTAGCGCGGCGGCCATTGGTATTGCGGCATTGCTGGCAGTACTCGCTTTGGCTAAATCTAATTTCTTCGCTTCTGGCGGACACGTTCGCGGCCCCGGTACCGGCACAAGTGACAGCATCCCTGCCCGGCTTTCTGATTACGAATATGTCACCCGTGCGGCGGTGGTTAAACAGCCCGGTGCCTTGCCTTTTTTACATGATTTTAACCGCCGTGGCATGTCGGCCCTGGATGAATGGGCGGGCCGTGTACGCCATGCCACAGGTGGTTTAGCGGGTACGCCCGCACCCGCTATGGCATCGCCATCGATGGGTATGACAGAGCTGTCTGAGCCTTCTGTGTCTTCACAAGTTGATAATAACTTCCGATTTGTGACGTTGTTCGATATTGATGATGTTGGCCGACGCTTGAGTGAAAGCACCGGATTTGAAAAAACGTTGCTAAATGTTGTGGGTAACAACCCCGCCAAATTCCGAGAGTTAATGAGTAAGTCATGAGCTATCTCCCTGGACAAACACCCCTTTGGCCGATTACCCCAGACTGGTCAAACTCGGTTAAAGAAACCCTGGCCTGGTTGACCGATATTATTCGGGCGAGAAATGGCCGTGCGCAAAAGCGGGAGCTGCGGCGAAGCCCGAGACGGTCACTGGATTTTTCGGTGGTATATGAGGGCCAAGACCGTCGTATTCTGGACAATCTGTTGCAGGCCAATGGCGGCAGTTATTGGTGGCTGCCCATGTGGCACGATGTTCAGCAGCTCGATGCCGACTTGCCCCTGGGGTCGCTGGTTGTGCCTTGCCGGACGACAGGCTTTGATTTTGCTGTGGGTGGAAAGGTGTTGCTGCGTGCAAGTGTGACCGATTGGGAGCTGTTGACCATTGATTCATTTGATGGGGCTGGTCTGACATTCACAACTACGACTTCACAAGATTTTTCTGCCGGTACCGCTTTGTATCCGGTACGGCTAGCATTTTTAGATGAACAGCCAGAAGACACTATTTGGACTGACCGGGCCGGTACCCGGAATGTTCGCTTTAGAGTTGAACCCCCCAACGATTGGGGTGCTATTGGCCCGACAGAAAGCTATCTTGGATACACTGTACTCTCGGTTCGGCCCGATTGGAGCGAAGCCCCCAAGCGTACGTTTGACAGGACGCTGGATACCATCGATGTCGATACCGGCCCAATATCTGTTTTCGATTTCCCTGGGAGAGCATTCACTAAATTAAAGCAGCGGTGGATTGCTTATGGCCGTGATGAAAATACCGAGATGCGATCGCTTTTGTATTTTCTGCGCGGGCGTATGGCAACCTTGTGGGTACCCACCTGGCAGTCTGATTTTTTGATGACCGATAGCATGACGGCGGTGGCCACCGATATGGAGGTGGAGTGGTCTGGCTATTCGTTATTCCCGCTACCGGCGCAGTGGCGTGATATCCGCATCGAGTTGGTGACCGGCCAGGTATTTTATCGGCGCATCACTGATGTGACTGATAACGGGACAACAGAATTATTAACCCTGGACAGTGCCTTGGGCGTGGCGGTGGATCCGGCTGACGTTTTGTTGATTTCTTTTATCGTATTGGCCGAGGGCAGTTCGGATACGATGGAATTAAACCACCCGGTTGATGCCGACGGCTTAACCGAACTGACAATTGGATTTAACGGAGTAAGGCATGACATCTGAAGCCCGAGAAGCCAGTTGGGAGAGCGGCCAGCCAATTCTATTTTTCCGGTTTACCCGTGGCATTAAGGAATGGTTTTACACATCCAGCGATCGTGATGAAGTGCATAACGGTGATAACTACACCAGTGCGCCGATTCGCCGTGGCGCTATACGGCAAGGCAGTGATCGGGCGCGTTTGAGCCTTGATATTACGATTCCCAGCACCTTGCCTGTTGCAGCGAATTGGCGGCCATACCCACCCTCTGAGCCGGTGGTATTGACCTGCTTTACCCGGCATGTGGGTGAAACCGATGTGCTTGCGGATTGGACTGGGCGTGTTGTCGGGCCAAAATTTAACGGCCCTGAATTAGAGCTGAAGTGCGAACCCACGCGGATAACTGGAAAGAGGAATGGCAACCCGCGCGTTTGGCAGAGAGGTTGTGGTTTGGTGCATTATTCCCAGGGGCTTGGCATGTGCAATCTTGACCCTGAGCCGGTGCCGGTTGCGGCTACGCTGACGGCGGTAGATGAACCGACATTGACTTTGACCTCTCTGGCGTTTTCTTCGGCCCCGCGATCCTTGGCCGGTGGCCGCGTGGAATGGCTGGATGGTTCTGAAGTACTTCAAACTGTGGATATTATTTCTCACAGCGGCGACAGCATTGTGGTATCTGCCTGGTCTACAGATTTTGCGATTGCGTTGGACGTTACAGCCTACACTGCTGCCCTTTATAAAACAGCTACATTAACAGCGGTGGCGGGCAACAATTTAACTGCTGCTGAGTTTGCCGAGTTTCCTGATTTTCGATTTGCTGGTGGCTATGTTAAGTGGGTCAATGCTGATGGTTTGGTTGAGTACCGCTCTATCCGTGATCATAGTGTTGATGTCATTACAATTGATTTTGGCGCTTTAGATTTAGCGCCTGGACTGGTACTGACAACTTATCCAGGGTGTAAGCATAACTGGGCTGACTGCGGTTATTATGAAAACAGAAGAAATTATGGTGGGGATTTATGGATACCCATTGAAGATCCATATAATGGCAATCCAATTTGGTGATTTTATGTGGTATTTAGTTGCAGCCGTTGTTATTGCTGTGGGCATAACGACATTTTTGGCCCCTAAGCCCCCATCCCAAAAGCCCCAGGATGTGAAGACACCTGCCTCTAAGGAAGGTGGAAAAATTCGCAAAATTTACGGCACGGTTTGGATCGAAGACCCGATCGTTCTGGGCTTTAAGAAAATTGGCACTGATGCAATTCGTAAGAAGGGTGGGAAAAAGTAATGACTTATCCGGCAGATGAATCGACGATAATTGTAACCCGTGCTCATATGCGGACTATCCCCGGATACAAGCAAAAATCGGGATATTGTGGGCCTGTTGCCAGAAAGTGGTTTGCCCGCCACGGCTTTGATTGGTGGGATTTTGTTCAGCATGGCATTGATGCTGAAAAGTTACTGGCCACGGGCTGCCCTTTAGCGAAGGCATTGGTTGACCACGCAAAGCAAGTAGAGGCAAAAAATGTTCGGTAGCAGTAAAAAACAAACTATAGGATATTGGTTTCGTCCACTTTTTCACTACGGTTTATGTAAGGGGGTCATTGACGCATTTTTGGAGTTGAGAGGTGGTGGCAGAACAGCTTGGAAAGGCTTATTAACATCATCTGGTCGTATAAGTGTTAATAAACCATCACTGTGGGGCGGCGAATCATCAGAAGGTGGTTTGGATGGTGAAATGGATATTATGTTTGGCGATGCGAATCAGGCAACCAACGATTATCTGACAGAACACCTAGGTGGTGATCAACCCACATATAGAGGTAAAACAACAGCCGTGTGGCGTGGTGGCCGCTATGGTGCAATAAATCCATATCACAAGCCTTTAGCGTTTAAGTTACGCCGAACTTTAAAGGGATGGGATAACGATGTTTGTTGGTACCCTGACAAAGCCGAAATTGTTGTTAGACCTGATGTTTTTTTAATGACTGACTTGGCGGTTTCTGCATCTGTAGCGACTTATGGAGAATTCCCTGGTTTTACGTTATCTGGTGGTTTTACGGCTAAAGATACCTTGACAGTAGATAAAGTGCTTGGCATGACACATAAGGCATGGTCTGAGTGGGCGGATATTGGTCTACCATTTACTAATCGATTTAGTGTTACTACGGAGGAAGGTGAAACCACGCAATATTGGCCGGAATATTATGATACGGCTGATGACGCTGAACAAGCGACTCTCGGTAGATCTATTAATTTGACGGGTTCTACGTCTTACACGTTTTGGATAAATGATAGCCCGTTACTCGATAATCGAGGTGGCTTATCGCTACGTGTCTATATTGCTGGCTTCAAGACAATGAATGCCGCGCATATTCTTTACGACAGCATTACAGCTGATGATATGGGTGGTGAGCCTGTGGCATTGATTAACGACGCTAGCTTTAGGATTTCAGCAGATATTTTATTTGATGAAGGTTTTGGATTATGCACAGTCTTTGATGATGACTCTGTGCAAGATTTTCAGCAACGTATTCTTGATGTCATAGGTGGCTCAATTAATCAATCACAATCTGATGGTCTATATTATTTGGATTTAATACGAGCAGTTGATGACATAGGAGTGCTACCAATTATAATTAGTGATGATGTTGTAGAGTTTTCTCAGGAGCCATCGAGCTATCCAGAAGCTGTAAACCAAATACAGGTCGAGTGGTTCGATGTTGAATCAAAAAAAAACAGAACAACAGCACCTCTACAAGCACTTGGGGCAATAAATTCTGCTGGGGAAGTAATAGCTGGTGATCGTAAATACCCAGAAATACCTACTGAAGAGCTGGCGATAAGCGCGGGTTTGCGAGATTTATATGCTGGTGCAACTCCGTTGAGTAAATTTAACCTAGTGATTAATAGACGTTTTCCTATGTTAAGACCTGCGACATATTTTAGGCTGCAGTTACCAGAGGAAGGCATTGCAGATATGGTTTGTTTGGTTGGCGATATCGATCGTGGGACATTAAATTCTGGGAAAACCAAAATTGTCGCAGTTCAGGATGTTTTCTCTTTTCCTCAAAATTCATATATTGAGCCAGAATCTGGTCTTTCCACAATTTTTGATGATGATCCAATTTCACCCGTTGCCCAGAAGCTTATTGAAGCCCCTTACATCGCTTTGGCTGCAACTTTATCAAACGCAGAGCTTCCGGCTTTTCCTGATGATGCTGGCTTGTTACTTTCAATGGCGGCCAGACCAAGTAGCGGGCTTAATTATCGCTTGTATACAGAGACAATCACGGCTGACTATGAGGGCTATGAAATTGAAGAATATTGCCCAACTGGTCTTGTCGTTGAATCCGTTGATTTTATGGATACTATATTTACTCTTAGTGCTTATTCAGATTTAGAGAATGTTGATGTTGGAAGCTGGGGCGTTTGGGATGATGAGATTGTAAGGGTTGATGCTATCAATCCAGAGTTGGCGACTGTATCCCTAGCCCGAGGTTGTGCGGACTCTATACCTGCCAAACATGATCCAGGTAGTCGTATTTGGTTTTGTAGTGAATGGGCCGGGACAGACGGCATTGAATATGTCACAGGGGACACAGCAAGTGCAATATTAGCTTCCAGGACGTATTCAAATGAGCAGCCATTAAGCGATACGTCAATTATTACTTTACTATTTTCACATAGACAGTTCAGACCATTACCGCCCAGAAATGTGAAGGCTAATGGTGGCTACTTCCCTCAATTCATAACTGGTAATTTGCTGTTAACTTGGTCTTTGGGCGATCGCTTTTTACAGTCAGATCAGTTGTTGGATTTTACTACAACAACGATTGGCCCTGAAGCTGGAACAACTGTCAATTTAAAGCTTTACAACCAGGATGATGTTTTAGTCAAAGACCTGACAGGTATAACTGCGGAAACTTTCGAATGGGACACAGAGGTTGATGATAGTGGTATTGTCGCCCCAGCGGGTGATCCTTTTTGGGGGAATGTTGTGCTTTCTCTTCATTTCAATGGTATTGATGAATCAACGACTTTTATCGATTCATCTGATTATGGTAGAACTATCACGGTCATAGGCGGCAGTATGCTTGATACTGAATATAAAAAATTTGGCACCGCTTCTGGGTTATTTAATGGAGTTGATTCGGCTTTAACTATTCCGCATGACACTTTGTTTAACCTAAGTAGTGGCGATGTCACAATTGATGGTTGGCTATATGTAACAGCATTGCCGACATCTGGTAAAGCATTTGCTATTCTATCAAAGCGGCCGATGGCACTGACTACAGATTGGGAGGTGCTCATTACCGATGATGGTAAGCTAAAGCTTTGGGCTTGGGGTTCTGGTGTTTCAGTGGTTGAAGCTGAATCCGCAAGTTTTGTTCCAACCAATACCTGGGTGCATTTTGCTGTAGAACGTTTGAGTGGCACTTGGAAAGTGTATATAAATGGTGTGGGGGGATTGGGTTATGCGCAATCAGGTTCAATAGTTAATTCTGGTGGCCCTGTTTATGTTGGCCGCGACCCAATCACATCTATACGTTATTTCAACGGTTGGCTTGATGAGCTTAGATTTACTAAAGGTGCTGCACGTTATGGTGAGGATTTTACGCCACCAGTGGTTAAAAACCCTGATTATCCTTACTCCGAGACCGTCACATATAAAGCGAATGACAAAATAAGAATTCAACTATCTACTAGCCGTGACGGTTTCGACTCTCTTCAAAGTTATGATTTTATAGTAAACAGGCAGGAAGATTGATTTTCTTATTTCCGCTCTGGGCAATTCCATTCCGTTGTGCAAAACTTACGTAGGAAACTAAATATCGCGCGTTTTGGCATTATTTATCGCGCGCGGCTACAGCGTCCGACTTCAGTAGTGGGGTTTGCCAGTAACTCTTTTCCACACGAAATGTGTTTATTAAAAACAGTTCTTTGACTCCCAGGGCCGTTACTGACTGCAATATGCGTTTTAGCATTTTGGG